TGCTATTGGTTGCTCAATCCAATCTATTTCATCATATCTTAAAGTTACAGAATTTCCCGTCTTTTGAACATTTGGATCTAATAAATCAGCATTATCCGTAAAATCTACACTTTGAGGTGTAATATTATCAGACAGCACAATCTGCGATTTAATGGAATTTCTACTGATAATTGGTATTAATTCCTCTGCTGTCGGATTAATTTGAATAGAAGATAATGGTCTATCAATCAAAGAATAATTTTTAAAATCGTCAACAAAGAACCCGCTCTTAAATCTATTTCTTCCATCCGCATCTCTAATTTGTAATGTTTGTGTATTTAACTCCAATAATGATAGTGAAGTTATTCTCTCCAAATTTTCAACTCGATCTTCGATATTACCAATGTCCCTCATGGTAAATCTTCTATTGTCAATTAGAGTTATAGATGCGTTTTGTGGAGTATATAGGAATGGTGGAAGATTGATAGTAGCAATTTCCAATAATGCATCATTTTTAGTGGGTGCTTTAGGATATTTTGAGGACACTCCCTTTTCGACAATAAAACTTCCATACCTATCAAGATATAATTTATCAATTCTGGGAAGATAATATTCGTATCCTAAAATAGATCCTTCTCCAGGTGCCATTAAAAGTTTTGGAACAGAATCGAAACTTCTAGAAGAAAAATCGAATGGAGAAACTGTTGCAGTGGTAGGATCAAATACAGATACTCTTGGACGGAAATCAAGTGTATCTGATGCTCTTATTTTATAACGACCAATATTTGGTATGTCCTGTGCAAATCTCTCTTCATCATAACTTAATACAGTAAATGCATCTCCATTGTCATCAGATGGAACAGAATAATAATCAAAAACAACTAACAATCTACGAGTTGGTTCAGAAACATTTTTATTTCTAACAATTCTAGAATAATCATAGTATTCGTCCTTCTGCCCCTTATCCAACTTGAATAATTGAGTTACATCTTTATAACTTCCCAATGTAATGGATTCTACTTCTGTAACTATATTTGATTCTTGGAAAGTTACGGTTTCCCCAACACTAAAGACATCATTAGTCAAATATACTAATTCTAAATTATTTGCTGAAGGTGATGAAACAACTCTTGCAATTGCATTGCCAGAATTCCCTACTACATTTTCTCCAATTATTGCATTTGTTTGAACACTTGCAGTTGAAGTAAATTGAAATCTATCTAAAGTGGGATTTCCCGTTCCCAAAGATTCATAAATTACTATGACCTTTGCAACGTCTGGATAATTCAAAGAAATTTCTTCATCTTGAACTCTCAATCCATATTGAGTGTTAAAATTAAGTCCATCATTATTAGAGGTGTTAATTCCAACTCCAGAATCTGAATATTTTGATCTTGTTATATTTAAAGTTTGACTTCTATTGTATTTTTTAATTTTACTTTGAACACCAAATTTTGTAAGAGTTGTATTTATGACAACATTATTTTGACTTGGCCTTAAACCTCTAATAGTTACAATATTATTCGTAAGATCAAAAGCATCATCTGTAATTGTTCCTGCTATACCAGTCGAGTAGTGAACTCCATATCTTTCCTGATCAAAAGTTGCAAACGATGCGCTAGTAATTCCAGAAATACTTGAAAGGTTGAAAGTTAGTTCTCCTGCACCACTCGTTTCCCCTTCCGTAATTTGTTCAACAATTGTAAATGTTGAATTAAGTAAGTCCACGGAAGAAATATTAATGTCCGGCAACTGTGAAAACAAATACCCATTTTCTGCATCAATAATTGGTCCACGGGGGAAAGGTGTGACTAAAATATCGTTTGATCCTGTTAATACGGCACCATCATAAACAGAAGTAACACCAGCACCAGAAGCAATTGGACTTAATTCTATAGAAAGTCCATCTGCAGAAACAGAAGAGACTCTGTTAAATGTTTCAGTGCTAAATCCCGATCTTTGATAAGAAATTATAGTATCAGTTCTTATTCCTGAGAATACTTTTCCTGCTGCAGTTGCAGTTGCAACTCCACTGAGAACAGCAGGTATGTTTATCTGATCTATGCCATTGGGCATTCTAAATTTTTCAAGAACTGAGTCTGCTGTGAACAGTGGAAAATTACCACCCGCTTCTTGCCTTACTGATTTAATATTTTGAGTTCCATATTCCACAAACTCTCTAATAGTTCTTGGAAAATCAACTCCATTGACAGTTATTTGCTCACCCTTGGCAAAAGAACCAGATGTTCCTCTCAAGTTGATGAATTCTGTTCCGCCACCAGCATCAACAAGATATCCACTAGCACCACTACTCTTGCCTTTAATGTATGATCCATCAGGCATGTCAGTGGCATCTACATCCTTATTTAAAGTTATTTTGGTATATGTTTGAACATCATATAATCTCAAATCATACTTTGTTGCTGCTCCAGAGTATGCGGCATCAGTAAGATTAAATGTATATACTCGGGCATCGCCTATTTGAGCACCAGAATCTCCGACTTTTCTATTATATAATTTAATCGTTGCTTTGTTTTGAGGAACACCAGTAACATTGTTTACTCTGAGTAAATTTCCCATTTCAAATGGAATAGTTACATTAGATTCTTTTTGAGTATCTCTTGGTTTTTCTACATCAATTATTGTTGTTCCCGTTTTTTCTACATCATATCCTCTGACATACGCTTTTCCGGGTGATATTTTAAAGCACATCAAATCTTCAGATGGCACATTTCTTTCCTCTGTTAATTCATTAGAGAAGAAAAGACCATTATTGCCCAGTCTATTATTTAATGAGTTATGAACTGATGGATCAAATGGTTCTACAGCATAATCACCTGACTCATCATATGTTCTTTCTGCCATATAATCGCGAATTTGATTATATTGCGTTTTCGTGGTAATTTTTTGAATTTTACCATTTTTTAATCTTAAAAGTTCAACAAAGTCAGTATCATTAGTATCAGATAATAACTTTTTGGTAAGAGTTAAATTTATTTTAAATCTATCAGCACCAGGTGCAGCAAAATTTGTAAATCCTTTTGCATTGTCAAATAAAGACTCATCATCTTTAGACCCAATAATTAGTTCATCAATTTTTAAACCAACTCTATACGATGGAGTATTGGTGTAGTTGTCTAAAAGTATAGTTTGTTTCGAAACATTGACAAAATATCCTCTAATGAAATAAATCCCCTTCCCAATAGACGCTGCGGAACCAATGGCAGTTGCATCAGATGATATTAAAGATGCAAACTCTGTTCCAGCAGGAATAGTGGTATTTCCATAAGTTACACTATCTACACAAGATAAAGATTCTCCATCCTCAAACGGAGTGAATTCAAAATCGTTGTCAGAATCTAGATATTTGACATAGATTGTTAAAGATTCGAAATTATTGTCATCGGCAAACTCAACACGTTGAATTTTTGCGGTAGTTCCTGATGACTCTCCTACTATTTTCTTTCCTATAAAATTTTCAATATATAATGCTACGTCTATTCCCGAACTAGTTGCATTTAATTTTACAGAATAGAATTGATTATCATAAGAAATATTTCCCGGAACTACTACAGATCCTTCCTTGAAAATATGACTACCAAAAGACTCTACCTGTCCCTGTAAAAGGGACTGTAACGTTGTTAATTCTCTTGCTTGGACTGGAAATCCTGGTTTAAATAAAACTTTGTAAAAATTCTTTTCAGAATTATAATCATCATAATATGGATTAATATTTAAATTTGTTTTTTGTGACATTTTCTTTAGAATTCCAGAATGATTTTAACGTCTTCTTTTTGGCGAGAGTCTCTCTGTATGAGAGGTCTATTATCAATGTAAATAATTTCCCCTGTCTTTTTATTTATCTCTGGATTTGCAAGTCCATCTGTAAAAGTAACTCCCAAATCAATTTCTTTAGAATTTACTGTGGTTTTAATTCCCGAAAATCCTGTGTCAATAGACCCAGTAAATGGAGAGACAGTGGAAGATGATGATTCAAATGATAGTAATTTGCTAGTAGAACTGACATTATCAACATCAGTTTGATCTTTGGTATTTCCAAAGTATAGAGATCTGTCTTGAAAATATTTTAAAACCCTAGTTTCTGAATCATATGATGCTACATATCCTTTAGCAGCACCTCCCGAAACTGATTGTGAAATCGCAGCACCAACAACTGGAGTTGAAGTAACTGAATTGAGTTTTAATGAAAATAATGACGAATAATCATTGGCGGTATAGATTGATGTGGATGAAAATTGTTGTGGATTTTTTATAATACCTACTTGAGTGAATTTTGTGTCAATTGGAAAATCTTTTGTGGAGTCATCAAATCTGGCATAAACTAATACTTTATCAGTTCCCAATTCAGTATATACATCATATCCATGACCTTTAGATGGTGGAATAATAGGAATCAGTTTTGCTGGATCTGATAAACTTCCTGACGGTTGAATTGAACCAAGATCAACAATACCATAAGTATATCCACTTCCACCGGCAGTCATAACAGCAGAAGTTATTGTTCCTGCAGAATCCACTTCAATTGATACTTTAGCACCAGTTCCATCCCCATTAATATTTACTACTCCCGAACTATAATTAGATCCACCATTAGCAATATATACCTTTTTAATTTGATTCAAATTTATGTCAGAATCTCCAGCTTCTCTAACACTTAAAATTTGACTATCAGTTGAAGTCGCCCAATCATTTGGGACAACAACATATTCAGTTGAATCAAATTTTATGATGTCACTCGGAGCAACTGAAAATAGATATTTCCAAACATATCCATCTCCACTAGTTCCAGCTGCCGTTGGTTCTAAGTCTGTAAAAGTTGGTTCATCCTTGGATACATTTCCGGTCAAATTTGTTCCCGATGAACCATTATCTATACAAATATAAACTCTAAAATCACTATTGATTACGTAATAATTTGAATCATATAATCTACTCAAGTTTGAATTTGGAGCAGGATTTGAAATACTATAATCATGTCTATACATGTCATAGCGAGTGTTAGTAGCCCAAGAAACTTTTCTTATCAATCTTCTAATATTAGAGGTTGTCACCTTTTTTCCAAATAAAGCAGTGTCTCTAAAATGGGAGTTGAATTGTAGATTATCTGTGGGAACTGGAGTATTGGTATTCCACTCACTATCTGAAGTAGTTCTACCAAAACCAGAAACTGGATTGGACGGATTTGGTAATCCCAGAAAAACATAGTAAGAGTTACTCGTGTTGGAAACCGAGTCTACAAAATTGTTTGCATTGGATATTCTAAATTGATCTGTTACTACCGCAGCCATATTAATAGTTTTTTAGATATTTATAAGGGTTAAAAAATTTTACTATAACCTTTTAGGAAGAGCACCACCATCTCTTAAACCAACACCTCTTCTTTGAATAGTTGGGAAGGTTGTCAATCCAACATCAACTACATTTCCAGTAACTGCTATGGAAACTGGAGAAGATGATCTAGAAATTCCAGCAAGTCTACCCCA